GTGGTGGATCGTACGTTGGGGGCAATGCGCAGCTCTTCACTTCGAGCGGCACCTTCACGGTTCCGGCTGGCATTACCAAGCTCAAGATCACAGCGTTTGGTGGTGGTGGTGGCGGCAGTTCAAACAACGGTGGTTTGGGTGGCGCCGGCGTTGCGCTCGTTACCGTCACCGCTGGCGCCAGTTACACCGTCACCATTGGCTCTGGCGGCAACGGAGCGGCTTACACCAACGCAGGCGCTACGGCGGGAGGGACCACCAGCTTCGGGTCTCTGGTCACGGCGACCGGAGGCGGGGCTGGTAACGCCACATCCGGCACGTTCAGCACCACCGGAACCCTCATTGGCTCAATGAAGGGCAACACTACAAACCTGTATCTGCACGGCGGCTCAACCGCTACGGCTACGGGTTCCATAGGAGGAGGCGGGGGCGGCATGAGCGGAGGCGGATCTTCCGGCGGCGCCCCGAATAGTACGTATGTCGGAACCTCCATCATGGGGTCGGCCGGAGTTTATAGCAACCCAAGCGGAGGTGCTGGCGGGGGATCGAATGGAGGCGCTGGCGGTGCCGGATACTTCGACGGCTACAGCTATTACTCCGGCCGTGGCGGCGGAGGCGGCGGTGGCATGCTGATCGAATGGTAAGGAGATAACACAGTGAAGAAGGCGCTCATTTCCCCGAACGAGCCGGTCGTAGTCGTGACCGACGTGGTCAACGATCAACCGGTGCTAACGACTGTCGATAACTCAGCCCGTGTTGTGGAGGTCTGCGACACGGAGTTTCCGGTGTGTCCTCCGCTGTTCTGGGTCGATTGTGATGACGTGGTAGATGCGGTTAACTGGTATTGGAACACAGCGACGTCGTCCATCGAGCGGATCACGATCCAGACCTACACGCCACCTAGCATAATTCCTGTTTCGGAGATGTCATGAACCAACCCCAAGTGAAGATAGGAAGCGTAGCCAACATCTACTCGCGGATGATGCGCTTCACCAAAAGTGGCGACACCGAGCTCGGCCACACGCACCAGTTCGACCACCTGACGCTTCTGGCCAAGGGCTCGCTGAGAGTCACCGTGGAGGGCCGGGTGAGCGAGTTTACCGCCCCGCACATGATCTACATCCGCAAGGACAAGATCCACGAGCTGGTCGCGCTCGAGGACGACACGGTGGCGTATTGCATCCACGCGTTGCGAGACCAAGGAACCGGCGAGATTCTCGACCCCGATATGATTCCAAACGGGGTTACCCCAGCTCCGGTAGCCGGCGGCTGATCATATACGCGGCAGTAAAACGAATTGCGGTTTCGCCTCGATCGTTGATCGATGAGAAAATCGCGCTCTTTCTACACACTTGGTAAGTGTCTACTAACATACACAGAGCCCCGCTTCGGCGGGGTTTTTTATTTGGAACCCCACCGAAAATAGGCCCTGATTTCCAGCTCCGCGAGGCTCCCATGGAAGGTCAGGTCCATAGCGATTCACAGCCGCAGAGCGGCGTTCATCTCTCAGAGGCACAGCTCGAGCTGATGCTGAACAAAGCTGCCGAATACGGGGCGCGCAAAGCGCTGTCTGACATCGGGCTTCACGACGAAGACGCTGCCAGCGACGTCAGAGAGCTTCGCAGTCTTATCGATACGTGGCGCGACACCAAGCGCACAGCTTGGAAGACATTCGTGTCTTGGGGCGTGAAGGGGCTACTGCTGGCAATCGTTGCCGGCCTGTACCTCAAGACCGGACACGGCGCCCATCTGCCGAAGTGAGGACACCATTGATCCGCTCACTCTCCTGGCAATGGCAAACGGCGCAGTTGCTGCCGTCAAGAAAGGTTGCCAGCTCTACAAAGAGATCCGTGGAGCAGCCGGCCAGGTTAAAGACGTCCTCAACGACCTCGATAAAACATTCCGAGCACAACACAAGGACAAACCCCCAACACCTGAACAGACCAAGCAGTACCACGAGGAGCGCGAGCGAGTTAAGCACGTCGCCAACAGCGACCCCAACGACGTCATATCCCAGGTTGGTGAGCAGCTTGGAGCTTTCTTTGACGCATTCGACAAGATCGAGAAGGCTTTCTGGGAAGAAGAGCGTGCCGCAAAGCGCCTTTACACCGGCGATGAGTCGCTGAGTAAGAGGGCTTTGCAGCGTGTTCTAATCCGATCGCGCCTTCAGACGATGGAGGCCGAGATTCGAGAACAGATGATCTATCACTCCCCGACGGAATTGAAAGATCTATGGGGTCGATTCGAGAAGATGCGGGCTCAGATCACTGAGGAACAGGAAGCCGCAAGAGCGGAGCAGCACAGGAAAGATGCACTAGCGGCATGGCAACGGCAGCAAATTCGCAACGCGGTAGAGGACAACCTAATTTGGCTGGTCGTGCTGCTACTGGTCGCGGCGGAGGTTATGGGGGTTCTATGGACGATCCTACTGCATCGGCAGAACGCACTGCCCTCCTGGCCGGGACTACCTTCCTGATGGTGCTGGTGCTGGTGCTGTTTCTATTTGTCGTCGGGCTGTACCTGAGCCTAAAGACCGAGCGAGATGTAAACGATATTCTGAAAGCGAAGATTGTTGGGAGATTGATTCAATGCCCGTGAGACTTTTACTGCTGGCTGTATTGGCGCTGGCTGGATGCCAGGACCGATACCGATACTTCTGTCAGAATCCGGACAACTTCGTTCATGAGTCCTGCCAGAAGCCTCGGTGCCAGTTCACCCAAACCTGCCCGGAATACCTCGTGGCCCCCATCCTGGAAAAGAAAATTGAACAACAGCAACAAACCCCAGCTCCCACCGCTAACCCCGGAAGAAATTGAGGTCCGCGTCTGGGCCTTCGTTGTCGGCGTTGTGACGCTGATCCTGGCCGGAATCGTGTTCTTCATGCTGTACAGCGTGACGTTCGTGACGCAGCCGATCAAGTCCATGGCGCCCATCGACCAGGGCTACTTGAAGATGCTCAACGACATCGTACTGCTCATCGTGGGCGGTATCGGAGGCGTCATGAGTAAGAAGGGCGTCAGCGCGATCGCCAACGCTCTCGGCACACCTCCGGCTCCGCCACCTCCGGTTGCATGCCCGGTACAGGGGGTTCAGCCCCCTCTCCAATCGCCCGTGACCGGCGGGCCGTTTGGAAGTCCGTTTGGCGCGATGCCGGTCTATATCAACCCTGAGTTGGATGAGTCGTGGAGACCGCCTCCCCCGCCGACGACTCCGCCCCACCATCTCGAGCCCGATGCTGAGCGCGAAGAGCTCGCAGCAGCCCGGAAGGAGGCCGGAACATGATTGGACTGCTGCCGAATCCGTGGCTCATCCTTGGCGCAATTGCAATCTGGGTTAGCACTTACTTCTACGGACACCATGCCGGCTGGAAGGAACGCGACCTGGATATGCAAAGCGCCGTCGCTCGTAAGAACGAGGAGTCTCGCAAACGCGAGCAGGATCTGACGAGTAAGCTCAACGACCAATCCGTTCAACTCAAGGAGGCGAACAATGTTCTCGATCAAAAACAGTCTGCTCTTGATCGCGCTATCCGCGCTGGTCGGGTGCGCATCAGCACCCCCGCCAGTTGTGTTTCAGCCGGTCCGAGTGCCCCCGCTCCCAGCGGAGATAGCGCAGAAGCGCCCAGCGAATCTGAGCGACAGACTCTTGCAGCTATTGCAGCCATCGTCGCAGAAGGCGACCGAGCCATCAACCAGCTCAACGCCTGCATCGACGCCTACAACAAAGTAATGGAGTCAGTAAATGGTCAACGCTGAACAGCTTCGACAGCTTCACATCGGGGCTGAATGGGTTGAACCGCTGAACAGTACGTTCGAGCGCTGGGGGATTGTCACGCCCCGCCAGCAAGCGGCATTCATTGGCCAGTGCGGGCACGAGTGCGGCAGCTTCCGAGTCCTCGAGGAGAACCTGAACTACCGTGCCGCCACGCTGATGAAGCTCTGGCCCAAGCGGTTCCCGACGCTCGATATCGCCAACCAGTACGCCGGCAACCCTAAGAAGATCGCTAACATGGTGTACGCCAATCGCATGGGCAACCGCGACGAGGCGTCTGGAGATGGGTATCGGTTCCGGGGCAGGGGGTGCATCCAGCTCACCGGCCATGCGAATTACTACCATGCCGGCCAGGCCCTGGGCGTTGACTTTGTCATGCAGCCCGAGCTCGTTGGCACGCCCAAGTACGCGGCTCTGACCGCCGGCTGGTTCTGGGCGACCCATGACTGCAACCGACTGGCAGAAGGGGCGGACTGGGCTGGCCTGACCAAGAAGATCAACGGCGGGACGATCGGTTTGCAGGATCGCATTTCTCACACCCAGATGGCGCTGGCCCAGATCGATCACTCCAGTGTGATGGCTTAACTACCAAGGAAAATCAGATGGCTACCAAATGGATTCAGGAAGCGACCAAGAATAAAGGCGGATTGCACCGCGCTCTGGGTATCCCGGAGGGAAAGAAGATCCCAGCGAAGACGCTGGAGAAGGCATCTCACGCACCTGGCAAGCTCGGCAAACAAGCCCGCCTCGCCCAAACCTTGAAGAGGCT